CAAATCCACAGAAGGTTGGAGTCTTTCTCCATATAATTTATTCAAGACAAAATGACCAATAACGAGAATCTTCTTTACCCTGCAACTTATCCCAATAAGCACATCTGGCAATATAAGATGGGATTTTATTTTTTCCACAATTCACCATCCAATGGCGTTCAGCCTTTTTATAGGTAGTTGATCCATTTTTACTCTTATTATACTTCAAATGTTCCATATCATACAGACGAAGCATATGAACATCCAAACACAATACCCTAGCCTCATTAGGATGAATCATTTCAAGAGCAAAACTAATCTTAGCAAGACCAATCCCACTAATCTTATTCAGAATACTGTCACGCTTCTTAACATGACCCTTCTTAGATGTAAAGTAAAAGTCTTTAGGATTAGCCCAAAACTTCTCACTAAAATCCCAAATATAGTTGGTGCGATTATTGTGAAGTCCAACGCCGCTCTTGTGGAGTTTATTTAGCAGAGTCTCTTTATTGTCAATCCACTCGTTAAAATTCTTGATAGCATTATATCCTGAGCAATTACCCTTCCAAGTGGTATGAACAGAGCAATAGGCAAAGAGATAGCGACGAAAAATATCCTCCGCATTCTGAGGACGAACACTCTCCCAGTATTCCTTGTATGAAACAACCTTATCTTTAGGGAAATTCTCAAAGAAAATATCGGCCTTAGTCTTATCCAAAGTATTATTCTGAACAGGAATAACAGAGTTCTCAACAATCATGGCTTTCTCCAAAAGTTTAATAGCACGATGCTACGATTCTACACTACAGGTATCGGTTTGTCAAGAGCCACTACTTGAATCTGATAGATGGGATTTTTAAATCGTGATCCCCTTTTTTACTATCATAATGCCACGCTTTCCTTCGTGTATTTTCTCAACAACATAATTACCAATTTCTTCAAACATTAATCTTAAACATAATGTATTAGGTGACCAAAAATTAGTTGGATCATTATTTAATGTTTTTTTTGGATGAAATTCCATCAATGGTTTATCAATTTCTAAATTTCGCATTGTAGTTTCTATAATTATTCTTCCATTATTATTTAATAGCTTATCCAATATTTCTAATGCACAATAAGGATTTTGAAGATGATAAAAAACTCCAGTAAATATGATAGAATCAAATGTTCCTAATATTTCAGGCGTCATATCTTCAATATATAAGACATGTTCTTTAACTTTAGAGTTCAAAATTTGTTTAGCAATATCAAATCCTAGTTTACATCTGCCCCTAGTTCCTTCCCATACAAATTTATCCACCGCTATAACCTCTGATGCCCCAGCCTGTTCTGCGTAAAACGCATAATATCCATCCCATGTTCCTACGTCTAAAACTCTTTTGTCTTTAAAAAAATCACTTGGAAACCATTGAGTTTTTTCTCTTTCGTGAACAATGGTGCTTTTTTCTCCTTGAGAAATTATACCATCACCAAAATCTATAGAGTGCCACCAATGGCGATATGAATCAACGAGTTGTTTTTTTTCTTGTTTATTCATAATTTTTTTCATCTATTTCAGCATTAAATTTACCAGTTTCATATCCTTTAGCATATTCTTTTATCATAATATCTATATCGTTTTCTTGTGTTACCTTTGTTAATAGACGATATGGATTATATTCTTTATTTGCGTAGCCATCAGTATATCCGTCAGTATAGAATTGGTAATTTGTAGTTTCGTCACTCATAAAGGTTCTCGCCTACTTAATATAGTATCCTAATTTATTGTCTATTTCCCAGTCTACTCCCTCATTGATACTTTTTTTAATTTCTTCTGGTATTGGATAGGCTTCTTTTTTAATTGGTGGCATGAATGTTGAATTTAATTCAAGATTATATTTTTTAGACCATTCAGTAAGTATACTCGTAGGATCCATTATAAAATCTTCATACTTGATTAGTTCATAATTAGTTACTAGTGTTGGCATTGTATATAATAAATATCTAAGTTTTTTACTTCTCATATCAAATATATTTTTGTAACGTTTTGGTAGATTAGAATAACCATATAAGTTATCAAGAAGATGCCCAGTTGTAAAATCTCTGTCATCCATGAATTCTCTACCATAGTCAACGTGTTTTGTGTTGTGTTGTATAGAATACCACTCATTTTTTACAAAACTTTCAATATTTTGATTGTCTGGAGGAATATGGTGTTTGGATTTATTTAAAGCCATAATCCAATCATAAGGATTTCTAACTATTCCAACGAATACAATATTACTGCTTGTGTTCTTAATTATTTTATCATAAAATCCAAAAAAATGTTTGTGTCCATATTTATCATTATAAATTTCTGCAATTGATGAATTAATTACAATAGTTTCAAAACAAGAAGACGTATATGATAAATGATAAGATTTTCCAGTCAGAACGGTTTCTAAATAATTAGTTCCACTGTTTCTTTCTCCGTATATTACAAAATATTTTTTTATCATTGATTTGTATATAGAAAAAATCGGCTACTAGGATTTAAGTACATATTATATCCTTCATCTCTGAGGCTTTTATGAAATGCAATATGTTCTGATCCTAAATTACCGTCGTATCTTCCTTTAAGAAATGCTTTTGTTTTATAAACAGCCAAACCCCCAAAACAAGAATAAATAGGCACAGGATTTGATCCAACCACAGGATGCCAGTGTTTAAACCAAGGATTATGAATATCTTTGTTATTGACTATGGGTTCCCAATCATTCATTCTAACAGCAAACGAATCATAGTGAACAAATACAATTTTACTATTTTCTATAGACAAAAGAGGCGAGTACGATCCTATGCCACCAGCATCGTCTAGTGAACTTAACCAACTAATACTATTATAAATTCCTTCTATAGAAAAACCAAGATCAGCATCCAAATCTAAAACAATAACATAATCACAATCTGAATAGTTTTTATCAATCCAGTCTATGCAGAAATTCCTATATCTTGCCAAATTGTTTGTTCTAGTTTGCGATCTGTCTATTAAATAGGAGCTATTATCGTCTATACTAATAGTATGTATTCTATTATCCTCAACGCTTTGTAAAAGATTTTTTGTATTATCTATAGAATCATTCTCATAAATTATCATTCTCCAATCTTTACATATTATTTTTTGTATATTTTTTATAGACTTAATAATATTTTTAGAACAATTTCTCGCCAAGGAAACTATGCCTATTTTACTTTTAGCAGCAATGTCCTTACCATTTTGTGTTTGTATCATATATTGCTCAACATAACCGGGGGATACTGGATAAATTTGATCCACATCCCCAGTATCTATTTTGGTCATATCTAATACAGAAAGATTTTGTTGAATAAAGTCTTTTAAATTTTTGAGATAGCCAGATTTTTTACCATATAAGACATAATGATGAAATAATCTTTGTTGTTCAGGTACGTTATTTTGTAAACAAAATGGCTGATAGTAGTTGATCGTTTCAGGATAATTTGTCTGATAAAATTTACTATCAAATTCTTGGTCTAATACATTGTATTTATAAAATTCTATAATATTTTGCATTTCTAATGGTTCTGTATGTTCTGTTTGCTCTATTATTTGCCAGTCAGATACTATATCCTTGGTATTATTATAAGTAATTCTTTCGGGCGTACTATGCAAATTAAAGTAGCACTTAAAATTTTTTATAATGTTTGGTGCTATTAGTTTATTATTAGAGATATTATAATTTGAAATTAATTGGTTAATTTTTTTACAATCGATCCATGAATATTGATGGTTGTTTTTAGTTTTATAGGTTATGCTCTTATTATTTTTCAAACACTTGGTTTTAATAGGTATATTAATATAGTTCATTTTTTTTGCTATTGCTCGTAATAGCAAGTCTGAATCTTGATACGCTATTGGCAAAAAACTTTCATTATAACCTCCAAGAGAAATAAAATCTTCTTTATGACAGCAAATTCTACCAAAACTTCCTTCGTATCCTTTTAGTTGTTTATGGGAATCGTGAAAATCTTTTTCCAAAACGGCTAGATGAAGAATAAAGTTATTTTTGAAGTTACCAATAGTGTAATCAATAGTTGCTCTAAATTCATCTATAAAATTATCGCCGTCTAAATTAACTACATATTCGCTATCTGCAAAATAATGAGCAATATTTTTAGCAATTGAGCAATTATAATAATTTTGATCACAAACATATATGTATTTTAATTTGTTGTTTACAATATTTTGTATATGATTAGTTTTTATAAACTCGTCTAGCCCATCGTTACTGCTATAATTAACTAAAACAATTTGTTCATCGTCTTTAAGACCTAGAATATTATGAGCAAGAGTTTGTTTTAACTGCCATGTTCTGTTGTGACAAGTTATACAATAACTGATCTTAAATATTGGATTATTATATATCTGATTATCTTTAACATCGTAATGTGTGTTGATATTAAAATTGTCTATAGATAATACCATACATTTTACCTAAAATTTTATGTGTCTCTGCGTTTGCCATGCAGAATTTTGAAAGTAGGGAATCTAAGAGAGATACCTCCATCTTGGTTATTGGTCTCTTCAAAATATTGTACAGTTATTTGTTTACCCAAAATCTTTTTAGGATTTTTGTAGAATTCTTGACGCTGTTCAATACTAAATCCACTACCAACCCTAACTGTATGATCCTTATGCTGAATCATAACGCAAGAAAGCATAGGCTCCTCATGTTCTGCACCATCTTTAACATAACGAAATGGCCCCATCTCAGTATCAACTACTTCATATTCGTCATCAAAAAATTTCTTAACTTTTAGCAAATCTTTGCTACGCTTACCTTTATATGGCTCATCTGCTCGTAGCATAATTCCTTCCCAGCCATAATCTGCTGCTTTTTTAACCCATTCTTGAAAATGTTCATCATCTTTAATTTTTTCTTGACCTAATACGCTAAGACAAACGCAAGTATTTTCTTTCATAACTTCTCTCAGATTATTGTATCTGTGGCTATAAGTCTTATTCTTCTCTCCCTTCTTACTATAAAACTCGTCATGGCTAATCATGTCGAACATCTTATATGATGGATTAGGAATAGTATGGTCTTTCTTTCTAATCTCTTTCATAATGCCCTGAAAATCTTCATTACCATCATCATCTACCAAACATAGTTCACCATCAAATACAACATTAGTAATACCCAAAGCCTTAATACCACCAGAAATAATATCTAGAGTATCAAATACTTTGCCTGTTCGTGAAAAGAAAGTGGAGTTACCATTCTCATCAACAACAGCAATCAATCTCAATCCGTCTAGTTTGCGTGAGACAAACCAAGAGTCTTTCCAGTCTACAAGTTTAGGCTCATACTTATCAGCAAGAGCAACACTAAACTCTGGAATATGATCGGGAATAGCCTTATTAATAATCTTATCCCCAGCACGGGTTTTTAAATCTTTGTCGATAATGCAGTAAACTAGTTCTTCTATGTTCGACTTATCAGAACAAGAATCGATAAAAGTATGTATTGCTCCGATAGCATCGTGACCAGTTATAACACGATTCTTTAGGTCATTCAGAAGATCAAAGAAATTCTTGTAAGATTTGCCCCTGAGAGAACTTTTCTTTTTAAGATTATCACTCGTAACAAAATACTGCCAAGCGGGATGATAAGTATAGAGTAGAATCTTTTTAGTAAAATTAGCAGCAGATGGATCAGATCGTCCACCAGCACAATAATCCTCAATAATACCCACCTTATCAATAGTGCTACTGGTCGCCCTAAGATCACGAACCATTCCCCAAACATAATTAAAATCGTGAATCATTCCCAATTTCTCCTTGTTGTGTCCTTCTACGATACCATACAATATCGTCGTTGTCAAGCAGAAACTTGACTCAATCGCTATTAAGTTTTACAAGCCAAGAGTCATCTTTATAAATTTTAATCTGTTTGTTAGAAAATATTTCATTAACTACTTGGTTTACTCCTGGCCAATAATAATCATGGCCAGAAATTATTCCATTTGGTTTAATCTTTGGCATCCATGAAAGAATATAATTTTTAGTAGCATGATAACTATGTTCCGCATCAATATATACTAGGTCTATAAAATGATTCTGAAAAATTTTTGCAGCATTGCTACTATTTAATTTTATTTTTACAATATTGTTGTATTTAATAATTAGCTCATCAAATGTTTTTTCTGCCGGTGCGGAGAAACCCTCCCAAATATCAACACAGTATAATTTGTTACAGAATAATGCAAATAATTCTGACGAAATTCCAGAATAACTACCTATCTCTACTATAGTGCTGTCTTTTGTTATATTATCACAAACCAAATCATATAATCCATGCAATAAATTACCGTCTACAGGATAGCCGTAATCCATTCTTTTACATTTTAAAAGTTCTTCAAGACGGCTCATATAATTTGACTTCCTTTTATGAAATTATTAACTTTATATTCTAGCATTTTTTTTGCAAAAAATTTAGGATATCTATGGTTCCAATAATGATTAACATATGCTTTAGGGTTAAATCCATATAAGCCTACTAACCAATTATATTCTGGGGGTAGTTTATGATAATATTTATCGATCCATATCTCAGATATAAGATCCTCACAAAGCCAAGGATAATTTAAATTGGTATTAATTACTTTATTTAAAAGTTCGGGCCCTAAATTAGTATTAATATATGTAAATCCAGCATTTAATTTTTTGCTGTACTCCCCATGATCACATCCTGCCATTGGTTTTGATACGATATCATCAGGAATATTTATTGTTTTTTCCACAATAGCGTCTAAATCAATAATTAATAAATTTTGAAACATTGCTGGCATTTTTCCAAACCGTAAAATATCTGATATTACCATATTGTGGTCATACCATTTATTGTTACATGATATATATTTTTTTTTAATTTCTTGATACTCTTTATCATAATCTAGATCGTATCTAATACAATCAATTTTTTTGTCTAAAAATGATAAGTCAGTTTTTGTGTCAGATAGAACTATTAAGTTTGCATCTGTATTAGATTTATTATATTTATATATCCAATATTTTAACATATTTATGTATTTATAATTATCTGTATGATCTATACAGGTTACTACTATATTTATTTTCATTCAATAAACTTTCTATTAGTTTTTTCTTTAATAAGATCACTTGTGTTTCCAAATAGAAATATTATTGTATTCATTACACCAAAATCTAGTATTTATATGAATGCCATAATCAATGTTCTCTTTAAAATATTTAAATAATACATAATTAAAAATTGGCATATCTAAAGATATCTTTATATTTTTTGAAACTTGAGAATGATATTGTGTTAATTTTTCTAATAATCTAATACATATGTTATAGTCTCCACCAACTACACCTGCATTTAGTAAAGTATGATCTCTATATTGATTTAATACTTCATCAAAATCTGATATGGTTATATATTTAAATTTTTTTTTCATATAAGTAGATAAAAGTTTGTCTTTATATTCACTACCACAATATAAAGTATTATTTTTTATATCATAATTTTTTAACATAAGCACGTCGGTACTATCAACCATAAATAAATTTGAAAATTTATGTTTTTTTAAATACTCATAATAAACAAACCATCTATATGTTGTTGGAGTATATTTTTCATTGTTTTCAATTCTTACCCATAAACAACCATCTATATTCGGAATATTATCAAAACAATCATGGAATACAACAATATTAGATCCATTTTTTAGAACACTATCAATTAGTGGAAGTATTAGAGTATAATCATTTTTCCAAAAATCTATCCTTTGATCATCTCTAACAACATGTTTTCTATAATCATTAAGGGATAAAGGATCAGGCGTTGAACAGAAATATGATGCTAAAACTGTATTTATCATGGGATATGTAATATGTCTTCGGTTGTTCCGTTAAGTGTTTGAAAAATACTACAATTATCGTCAATTAAAATTTTAGGGTACCATTTATAAAAATTTTGTTTAACAATTTTTTGTTCAGAGTAATCTTCGACCTTTACAAAAGATAGGCACTGGCTATAAAATTTAAGCATTGATTCTTTTTTGCCGATACACGCTCCAGCATTTAAATAACAAAAGGGTTCACGAAACCATTTTTTTTCATCGCTATAATCTTTAGGCCAACAATTTATTTCGGCATTAAACAGAATATCACAATTTTTCAATAAAAACTTTTCTATAATTTCGTCCAAACAAAAAACAACAACATCTGAGGAATCCATACTGAGAACATAATCGGTCTGATTCGACTTTAAGTAATCTATTATTAGTGATATTTTGTGAATATTATTCCATTTTTTTATATCGGCTCCCATAACTGTGCATCTATTTTGAATTGAGTTCTCTAAACTCCCGACATCTTTATTGCAGTGTGATGATCCATTATTAAATGTGACTATTTGTAGATTATGAGGTATAAAAACATCGTTGTTACATAAATCTTTAATTCTTTGCCACAAAGGGGATTTTTGTGGTATTCCATGAGCATGAAAAATAGTTGGATTTGTATTATAGATTAGATTACAAAATTGTTTCATAAATTATTTAATGCTTTTTATATATACTGATAAATTATTTTTTGGATTCCAATTTAAAATGGTTTTTGTTTCATTATTTTCTGCCAGAGTAGTTGGTGCTTCTCCAACCAAATCTGGTTTGTATATTATATTATTGTATTGAAACATATCTGCTACTTCAGATACGCTATAATTCTCACCTCTGCCTAATTCAAATTCAAATCCGTATTTGAGATTTATTATAATTTTAATTATTGCATCACATACATCATCAACATGAGTAAAGTCACGGCGTTTAGATCCATCACCATAAATGATAAAAGGTAAATTATTTTTATAATTATATTTCCATTTACCAATTAATGTTCCATTATCATCCATCAATTCATTCGGTCCATACACATTATATAATCTAGCAATAGATGCTAATAAACTAAAATTTTGTTGATATAGTCTTATTATGTCTTCTCCAACATCTTTCGTAAAAGTATATGGATTACTAAATTTGCCGCTATGATGAGAACTTGTTCCAATATAAACTATTGGAATACTATTTTGAGCAGCATACTTTGTAATATTATATGTCCCAAGAATGTTAGTATGGAAATATTCTTTATCGTCAATAAAAGATTGTTTTATCCTGGCCTTTGCTGCACAATGAACTATAGCATCAAACTTACCATATCTATGGTAATCTATGGTTGATATAATGTCATTCTTAATATATTCTATGCCTTCTGTGTGATTATTTTCTGATCCGGTAGAATAATTATCTATAGACACTACAGAACATCCTAAAGAATATAATCTTTTTCCAAGATTTGACCCCACAAATCCAGCACCTCCTGTGATAAGAATATTTTTATTCATATTTAATTATCAATAAATTTTCTATTTGAATTTCTGTATTCGTTACCAATATATGTTGTAGATTTTGGCCCAGTCCATTCGTGATGACATAATGCTTTGTTTACTATAATCACTCTTTGTTGACTAGAAAGTTGTCTCTGAGGATGGTCTGCTGGCATAGACATGGTTCTTAATAATAAATAAAGTTCTAATATTGCTAATTTTTTTGTATAAAATAATTGATTCCCCCATGGACTTTCATCACACATTGAAAATATCTCTTTTTTTATACTATAGACTTTTTTCTTATTTGCGTGTGGATATTCGTGTAAAAGCATCATATCTGCTGTAGGAAATTCTTTTTTTCCCTCAGATATTGTATTAAATAATTCGTCTTTGTTTTTTATTAATGGAGTTATATCATCCTCCATAATAATTACTTCTTCATAATTATTCTCTAATAAGTGCTCATAGAGAAGGCAAAAACTTGTAGCACATGCTATCTCTCCTTCGCTCAGTTGTCTGCCCATAAAACTTATTGCTAATTTTTTATCATATGGATATATAAATTTATTATTTGTTATATTTTTTCTATCATAACCTTTCCAAAAAACAATATCTAAATTTAGTTTATCTATCCATTCTTTCTGTATTAAAGATTTTCTTTCTGTTGCTCGTTCAAGATTAATACAAAATATTGGAATATTCATATGTTATAAATAATATTTGTTTATCATATCTAAAAATAAATTTAGTCCCATAAATTCTTCAAACGTATTCTTTAATCCCCACAAATGTAATATTTTATGTTTTTTAAGTCTGTGTCTGATTCCGATTTCACCTTTTGCTGTTATGGATTCTGGTACTAAAACTGGTAAATTCTGTACGTTCAATTTTTTCGCAATAATTGATGGCAATATATATTGCTCTAAAAACACTGATGTCTTCCAATTATATCCGTCTGTTTCTAGTGTTGATAAAAATTCAGTTATCTCATTATTATGAGTATTAACACCCGTTATTAGATGTTCTATGCTGTTTTTAATGGTAGTATGATCCATTCCGCCAAAAATACCAAAATTATAACATTGAGCAATGTCATTATCTATATTAAACCATTCGTCTATTTTATCTTTAGGCAACTTACTAAAAAAACAATCTTTGATCCATGGTTCATAATGCAAAGCTATAAAGGGTTCATTTTTATATTGTTGTATAATATCTTCTACTAAAAATAAATCTAAATCTACATGATAAAATGGCTCATTAACAGACAAACAAGAAACAAGTTTAGTAACAGACCAAAAGTCAAAAGTATTTGGTAATTGATAATCTTTTAAATCTAATATTCTTATATCATCATATGGTATATGTTTAAAATAAGATATGCTTTCTGCGTCAGTATATAATATTGTAGTATATTGATGCTTTTTTAAGAATTTATTTGACAATTCTGCTTGTTTACTTGCTGATAAAGTATTAGCCCTGATGCTAGAAATATCATTAGGGAAAAAACTATGGATTGTTATCATTTTGCTGTTTCCTATTTTTTGCCATAATTAAATAGTTTACAGCCTTAATTACACCGTTTAAATTGTCATCAAGTTTACCTATGCCAGTATTACACCTATCACAGAGCCATCCTCTAAAAGAATCATCAGAATGATCGTGATCCAAGCACCATTTTAATGGGGCTTTTTTACAGCACTCACATACCTCTGGGCGAGGAGGGGCTTTTTTGTGAAGTTTTCCACGAACTTTAGTTTGTTTCTTAACACAACTTCTACATCTACTATCCAGATTATCTTTATACATACTATGCTTGGGGAAACTTTTACAGTTTTTCCTTTTGCCACAGTATGAACAAATTTTTCTAATCATAATAAAGTGGAGGCGTTGGCATTGAAGCCATTGTCAAGTCTGTTCCACACGTTTTTACAAAAATCCATTACCTCATCATCTGAGAAAGTATTTCTTGCGTAATTGTATATTAAAGCGACAAATCTAATATTTCCCTCTATATATCCTTTAGTATTATCAATTCTATCTATAGATGCAGAATATGGATTTTTAAGACTATCTTTTGAATGTGTCCTTAAATCTAATTTTTTATGTGTAAATGGACATATACCATTTTGCTTTTCCCATAAATCTTTAAGATATTGACAATTGACATTATGTTTTTGATTTTTTCTTTTAGAACTTTTTCTTATAACTTTCATGTACCATCTAAAATTAGAATATTCATCTGTCTGTTTTATATATCTTATATTTTTGAAATTGTCTTTGAAGTTTTTTAAATGTTCAATATTATTTTTATTTTTTCCAGAACAACTTAAATTACAATAAAATTCTGTTCTCCCATTTTTTAACTGTCTATTTATTTCATTTTTGGGTTTGGAAATAGTTTTTCCACAAGTATGGCACATTAAACTTATTGTTTTCATAGCATTACCTCCATTACTATATACACCAAAAATAGCAATGGAGGCGATAAAAATATGGTGGAGGCGGCGATCTTTGAAAATCGCGTCCAGAGTAATTTCAATATAAACATCTACATCGTTAGTCTATTGTAATTTGGACATTAGACAAACCTAGAAGAATTATCTTCATCAGATCGATTACGATCATTGCCTATGTTTTCGGGTTAGACTTCCTTATCAGAATTATCTGAGTCAATATGATTGGGTAATAAGGCCCATATAGCCCCACTCGTACCTAATTAATTAGGCAGCGAGAGCGAGATTTACTTCGCCAATTAACATTTTTTGAATAACTTTTATACTGGCCTGTTATTCAACCAGTCGATGCCATCCATATCTCTATTTACCTGTCGATACCTTTCGCCCCCTTAGTTTTCCAGTTCAATCAATCTATCGTGTAGATTACTGACCATTTTTGTATGTATCATATCATTGATCTTATTAACTTCTTTAACAGCCTCCAAAGATTCTGAATGAATAACATTCATTGTTAAAGAAGCAAATAAAACTGATAATAGACATATAAACAGAAGTCTGTATTTCATGATAATCTTTCTTTTAGGCGGGTTAGTTACTTAACTAATATGAAGGAAGGTTATCATAAGTTACACCATTCCATTCTTAATCATATCCAGATAGTGTTCTTTACTTATCCAAATATCATCATTCTGATACCTTTTTGACAATAATGAACGAATCTTTTTTCTTCCAACATAACATGGTTGAAACCTTAAAGATTGTCCACTAAAATAACATTTTCTATTAAATAGAGAATATTTTAATGTCCATTCTCTATCGTATATAATTTCAGAAATCATTTTGTATCGGTTCTCTAGTTTTAATATCGTATTTAGTGCCTGAAGTATATGTTTGCTTTGATAGCCTTTTAACTTCTTCCATCAATTTCTTCAGTTCGTCATCATCTACTGGCGAAGTTGTACTATTAACGATATGATGTAGTTGATTGATTTTTTCAACGAATATAAAATTGAAACCAACCGATAAAACTAATAGACCAAATAAAAGAGTTACTATTGGCATACAGCATAATGAACGATGAGTCATAAAATTTCCTTGCTTGTTATAATGAATTTTACTCTATTCAAATAATAGATAATTTATTCTTTATAGCAAGTTATAAAATAAAAATAGGGCGAGTTGGAGTCGAACCAACCTATGAACACCTTATAAGAGTGTCGGATGCAACCGGCTTACCTTCCGCCCCGTATTGTTAAAGATCAATCACCGTCCTGCCACCATTATATCATCGACTAGCGGCTTGTCAACTCTTGAGAATATTTTTTTAGTCGTTGTGGTATAATTCCTTGAGAGATTTAATATCTGCTTCATACTTTTTAATATTTTCATACATCTCATTACAACTCACACAAAAATCAGATGAGATATATGCTTTACAATCATGAATCTTATCTTCTAGATCACGAATCTTTCTTCTTATTTCTTCGTTTGATGGATTGGTCATTTGATTTTCTCTTTTTCTTTGTTGTTTTTGTGATTTCTGGATTAGCCCAAAAAACCATCTCGTTGCTTTTTTCATCCCAAGCACATTCTACCAATCCTTTAGCAGCGAGTTTTGCCAATCCAACATTATGAATCCATGTTACAGTACGCTCATAGATTGTTTCATTTGCATCTTCATTGAGTAACGGACGATCTTTATTATCGAATCCAACACATTCGCTATTTACAAGATTAATCATTTGTCCGATGCTAATAAAATCATCAAGATTTTCTTCATAAGACTGTGATAGACTTTTAGCCGCAGCCTCACGCATTTCTGTGGCGTATCCTTCAAGATCAGTAATCGCATAAACGTCGCTCATGTTCATACTCTCCAAAAAGTAATTTATTAGATATACTTACTTACACCTTTATCCAAATCATTAATCACATGGTCAATTAAACTATTTAGAGTATAGTCCATTGAGTATTGTCCTCTAGGAAGCCATTTAGTATTATCTCTTAGGCCAGTTTTTATTTGTGGCAACCAATGCTGATAGGCTAGAGCATATTCTTTTGGAAAAGACATCTTTAAAATAGTGTCAATTTTATTGAGATGATCTTCTATATGATCTCTATGAGAATATAGATTTTCTAGTGCTTCTTTTTGTTGAGGACTTAAACTCATACGGCCTGCTCTCTCTGCTTCAATTTGATCAACTTGTGCTTGGTTTTCCAAACACCAGTTTCCTTATTCTGAATATCTCCAGCCATATAAATATGTGCAAATCCAGCGTTCTTGTCAATGCCCCAAGCAAGAATACCATTCTTATCTACTGATTCAACCACAAACTTACCCCTATAGCCCATAGGGATAAACTCCCCCTTGCTAAAAAAATAAGGCCCGCCACCAACCTTAATTCTATCTCCCTTTACCAGTTCACGCCAATTAACATTCTGGATAGCCCTTGTATTTTTATGTTCCTTACTCTTTGCCTTAAAGACGAAAGGAGTATTACACTTCTTACACGCATAAGCACGGGGGCCAGTAGTTTGACCACAATTCTCACAAGCCTTTTGTCCCTTACCCATTTTATTTATCTCCGGTGCGTTTGTTAAGCCTTATGCTCCAAGTATAACAAGATTATCGGCGTTGTCAAGTCGGTTTCTTTAAGATTTTCTACAGCCATCGCAAAGTGTGATAATCCAGCCACTTTTATTTGCTTTTCCTTTATTCCCACAAACTTCACAAATTTTATAACTCATCGTTTCAGCCATAGTAACCAAACCACGAATGTAATCATTTCCACCAGAATAATAAGCCCTAAGTCCGCCAAACTTTTCTTTAATCTGATCAAATTTGAAATCAATAATTGTTTCATTGTTACCAGCAATAAGTCTATTTCTATCTTTGATATTCTTATTAAGACTCTCTACTATCTGGCAAATTGAATTTATAAGATCATACCATCCATTTCCGCACTCTATACCCATACTCATACAACTTTCCATAGGACTTTTATCTTTATTACTGAAAAAGTCTGGATATTTATCAAATAGTTGTTGCTGTAATTCCTGATCCATTTGGACTATCCTTTATTTCTAGTTTACCGGAACTATAATGACAAAAATAACTAGCACTAATCTTACGCTTGGTTAGTTGAATGGTTTCATCAAAAATTTCAGTATAAACATTAATACGATAGCGATTCTCCCAGACATTAATAATCTTAGTCATAAGATGATTTTTAGGCTTTTCAACTTGCTTAAACAAGAGGCTTTCAATTTCTAAATCCATTTTAAACAGTCTCCATATTTGTGTTAGAAGTATCAATACTCAAAGAAATTTTATTATCCGGCATTTGAATAAAATCAGTAGGATAATATTCTAGAGTTTCAAAATCAAATACTTGCACATTTTCTTGCCAAGGAAAACTGCCGGGATTATTAATATCGTTTGCTCGTTCATAAAGAAAGTTATACAGTTGTAACCAAGTCATATTATTTTTCATCTTGCTCTCCTGTTGGCACGATCAAGTTTACGAATAGTTTGTGTAGCATTAGCGGGAACCATAACAAGACTAGGTGCAGTTTTATGTCCCCAATCCATAAATCCCACAGCACGATTTTCTACACTACAATCCTTGCAAATCATTTTGCGACCAGTTTCAACCAGAAACTCGTAGCGATCAAATCCAACATTTTCTTGACAATAAATACAATTCATAGGTAGCCTCCGTATAGCGGATTATACCATAACCATCGGCATTGTCAACTCGTTGCCTTCAATCAAATTTCCAACACTGTCAATAAAATTCCCATCGTCGGTACTATAATAGACACTATTCAATCCTACAGCATTAAGAAGTTTATCACAATTTTTACAAGGTTTACTTCCTAAAATAAGTCCCTTTCGGTTGATACGCAATACAACAATTGACCAATTAGAATCAATGGTATTATACTTATCCAAAAGTTTAGAAATAAGACGAGATTCAGAATGATAATATGGGAACTCCTTATATTTTTCCAGATTAAAATCTTCACCGATTCTATAAGCACCAGTATGAGTCTTAATCGGGTTGTTTTGGGTGAAACAAATTAGTTTGGTTCCATCAAATGCGGCAGCATAGTGGTAGCATCTAATCAGACGATTCGGATTCCAATTTTGATATGCTTTGCGTATTGTTTTGTTGATTATCTTCATATATTTCCAATGGTTTTATGTAAACATCATCATCCATTCTGTCAAAATATTTATCTTCTAATGAAGGTAAAGGAGTTAGATTAACTTTTTTATTTTCTGGGGAGTCTGTTAGTTTTATTCTTACTGGTTCTTTCATTGTTTTGTCCTTATTTTGATGCTAACATATATAAGCCGATATTTGCAAAAGCATAGCCAATATATGTAATAAGCATACCATAGTTCTTGTGCAAGATTCCTTGCTCAAAAGCCACCCAGATATAAATTAGTCCTGTGATTAAAATTAAATTATGACTCATACTGCAACCCCTTTAGTAATTTCTATATGATTTTCTATAGCCAAGTCTTTTGCTTTTAGTTCCATGTCCACATCAAATTCTAGTCCGTAAGTATTAAAAGCATTTTCTGAATAATCAGAATGAGCCCTTGGATTATTTCCAAGCCTACTCTCACTATAATGAAATAATGGACGAGTTTGCCAAGTGTCAAAGCACATATTAATAGCCTCACACTCTGTCAAATTATTAGGATGACACTTATGATGCAGATAATCGAAACAGATTGGGATGCGAGTAATAGGATGAAAAATATCAACCAGTTCTTTCACGCTCCAGCAATTAAGTTTATCATCATTTTCAATAGTAAGTCGTGTCTGACAATTTTCATCAAGACGCTTAAAGTTTTCGTAAAAACGACGAGAGATTTCTTCTCTGGTTCCGTTATTATTATGAACATGAAGATTCATTGGTGAATTAGTATCTGCTGGCAGTCCGATTCTGTCAAAAAAACTACTATAGAAATTCAATTCTGTAATAGTCTTTTCAACAACTCTAGGAGTCAAACTAGACAAACTGTTAAATTCAGAAGGATGTGCAGAAACTCTTACATTACTATCAATAATGCTTTGTGCAATATTATCAAACTCATCTTGAATTTCATCATGGTTTGGCAAATCTTCCAAACTTACATTAGCCTCATCATAAGTAATGAGAGGAAAAATATCGCTACTAACACGATAAACATAGTCACTTTGTCCGCAAAACTCAATAGTTTTACGAGTAGTAATAAGATTATTAAGAATCCTATCTCCAAGTATTGCTATGGCTTCTTCTCGCGGCAGAGAATTGAAGCGTTTAAAAGTCATGGTCTGATGACCAATACCCTGCTCTTTAAGTTTGAGCGAAATACAACACAATCCGTAACGCATAGTTTCCTCGTTTTTGACCAGCATACCACAAGCATCGGCTACAGTCAAGCAAAAACTTTAGAAATTTGTTCAACAGATAGGATTTTTACTAAAGAGTATTCTATGGAAGGAAAATGAAGCTTAAAATTATTTAATGCTTCTTCAGAGGACAAGCCATCGTGAACCTCATTTATTAATAGATTCTGTTTTGAAAGATCATTATTCTTATAAACCTGAGCAGTAATATTAAACAGTTTCATTATATGATCCAATCTGGTTAAGAAATGACTTGATATCTATTAATTTATTATATTGTATCTCATACCTACTTTGATCGTATGTAAAATTATTATTGGTCGTTCCAGCCTTTACTAAGGTCGAAAGATCGAAAAAGTCTTTTTTTGAAATAGCCCCACATATCCATGCGATGGTAAAATCATTTTTTATTCTACTAAAAACATAATAATCTACATCTCTTGCTTTTTGTTCTTCATAAAGTGTTCCAACATAATTATCTAATGGTTTCGTATTACATCCTTGTGCTTTTGAATCAATTGTTATTGAATCAATTATGAAATCTACATTATCATTATCGCTATAATTTAGTTGAGGAAAATACGATCTAATACTGGCTTCTGCTAGATACCCCGTCATTCTTTGACGATCTTTGTTTAATCTATGAGTGCCAGTATTTCCATATTTGTTTTTATAAGACAGATTACGTTGTTCTGCTTCTTGATAAATCTCTGGAGTAATATTAATGGTCAAAGTGTCCATCCTAATGCCTCTCCAATAGTAGGAAATTGTTCAACAAAAATTTTCTTACATTCATTAGCAATAATCATATGTTCTTTTTGAGTACCATGACCAGAACGTAATTCAATATAATGTAGCCACGAACGAACTGTTCCGCTCATATAAAGTCTTGTTGGAGTTGCTAATGGCAGTATAAATCTGGCACACTCTTTAGCCACCCCGTCTTTAATCATGCTATCATATATCGCTTTTGCTTTTGAAAAATGTTCTCTTATTTGAGTATTCCACTTAACTACTATTTCATGATCAATATCATCAATACTATTCTGTCTGTTCTTATTGTCTTGGCGACGAAGTTCAAATAATGGAATTTCTTCACTCAATAATGTCGCATCTGCATATCGTTGACTAAACTCCTGAAAAGTGAACGATCTATGTCGTAGAATTTGGGCAGCAAGACCTCTAGTTGTATTAATTTCCACAGTCATAAAACTTTGCTCGAATATGGAAAAATGCTTATGATCAATACAATACTTTAAAAGTTTAGCATAGTTATCGTTGTTTTGATTATTCGGATTACTTACTCTCGCACAATAGGCCATTAATTTTTCAGCATCTGGAGTAACACTAACTAATTTTACTTGACTCATTTATTTATCCTTATTTTTCCATAATTTTGTTATTTTTTCCCATACTGGCTTAAAAAAATAAGCAGTAATTACACTGGATATTCCACCAATTATACCATTTATTATAGGAGCAGTAACAACAACTGGTACTAAACATTGATTTTCAATATCATTATTCTGCTGTTGAGAATTTTGTATCATCTTTTTTCTCTTGATATTGTTTTTGATGTTCTACATATTTATCATTAGTCATATGATTATAAATAGCGGTTGCAACTTTACTCACACTAAGAGCAACTCCTGTAGCATTTGGATCGTCGTTTTTGCACCAGTAATAACTAGCACCATTAACACTATCATCTTTCTCTTTAATGATAGAATAACCCCAAGTTTTAGCCCAACTTTTTACTTCTGTAATCTTAAACATTTAGCAACCCATTTCATCTGTACGTTTTGGTTTATTAGTATTGACTCTATTTACAGGATCAGCATAGTCTATTTCTTTGTCATAATGTTTCCATGCTATTTTATGCTTGACTGAGATAATTTCTTTTCTTTGTTTCCAAATTTCTTGTTTTTGATAATCAATAAGTTTCCATAACTGTTTGATATAGTCTAATACTGGTTCCTTTTGATACATCGCTAGGATAAAAGAAATTTTAGATTGATCCATTGGCTCATATTTAAGAGTCATATCATAGTCATCTGGATTCCAGTCAGGATCATAATTTGGACTCATTTTTGTAGCCATTCTCTTGCGTCATATTCTTTTCGGTATTGCCATCCGGCAGCAAAACCTTCCAAATATAATCTTTTCATAACATTAACACTTTGTTTATTTTGACTGATAAAGGAGAGATTCTTACTTACCCATTCATGGTAACTTTTTTCTTCATCACTAAAGTCCTCATCTTCAATCATTATGACTTCCTATATTTCTTGTATATTTTATTTATGCCTAAAATAATATTAGGATCAGTATTGGTTATAATAGTTTGATCATCATTATCTGTAATATAAGCCTGCAACTCATCATTTATGACTTCTTCAGCGTATCCTTTATCAAGAATATACTTTCTTGTTTTTGCTAGTCCTCTTTTATTCTTTTTAATGTAAGAATCAATCTCGTTCCTATATTTTTCATTAGAATCATAAAGAGCATGAGATAATTCATGTCTTAAAGTAGCGTTATTTTGAGCGCCCATAATGTAAAAGTTATCATGTCGATATTTAAACAGATTTAACAACTCGATTTCTTCACTAGTTAACGGATCAAATAGTCCTTGCTTAAATGGAAGCAATATTCTACTTGGAAAGTTAAATCCTGTCCAATCATGATGATAAGTATCAGCACCATATTGAACAGAATACCACTGTCGTACCATTCCTAATGTGAATATTTTACCTCTAAAATCCGGGTTGGGACTTTCATAATATTCTTGGAAACGAATAAAAGTTCGCCCCAATTCTTCTTGAGAATCGGCACTTATCCAGACGCTGTTATATGGTTGACTTTTTATTTTAAGCATTTTCGTATGATGGGTCGTTGTCAGGGTTCATGTACCCATCATAAGCCTGCTCCAGATACTCGACAACCTTTAGTTTCCATAAAGGAATAATATTCTCATTATGTATAGAATCATCAAGCACTTCAATCAAACACTGAAGTGTTCTATCAAATCCTATTTCACTGATAAATTGTTTTAATTGGTCATTATTCTTCATTTTAAAATCTTATCCGATTCGGTCAGTGGCGGGTCTTGTTTAATCTGACCCGAACTGTAGTCCATGTATTTAAAGTTTGCTCTGCAAAGGTCAACAGAGTCGTATACTGCTTGATTAAGAGGAATATGTCCCTTGATAGCACGTTCCAAATTTGATCTAACAGCAGCCACAACTTTTGTTAGAGCAGAATTTCTTTCTTCCATATTCTTAATGGTGTTGTCTTTTTCAACCAAACTACTTTGAATCGTCCAAATTGCCTCAATAGTATTCATACATTATCTCCAATGGTTCTCTTTAGTATACCATATCGACAATCCGTTGTCAAGACTTTAGGGGGCTACGGAAAAATGCTCCGCAGCCCCCCTTAGTCAAATCAATCTTGATAGATTAGATAGTACAAATTACCTAGAATATCGTCGGCAACAATACCATCTTCCATCTTTGCCTTGAGCATAACCAACATCTACTGTTGTCATGCCACTATTAGCGAAACAGCAATTCCCATATGCTTGTTGCTGAGAAAATCCGCTACCACATCCTTCATAACCAGAATTTCCACCAAAATGACCCACAGTTCCTCTTGATGCCATAATTTCCGCAACACCTTGTGCTGTTGAGTTATTTCCAGATGAGTTATTTGTGTAAGAATAAACCTTATTACCATTATTAGAATAGTATCTTGGTCGTGCCTCACAAACTCCAGCGATCAATCCTGCAAACATTAGTCCTAAAATAAGCTTTTTCATATTTTTCCTCCTTGAAATTAATCGTTATTATTTTCTTTCCATGTTATAACATTCGGTCCTTTATCTTTGTCTAGAATAAGCCTCCTTTCTTCTCTAAGAACAGCAATTTCTTTTCGTTGAGTTCTTATTTCATTTTTAAGAGACTCAACAGTATTTTTTAAGTTCTCATTATCCTTTATCAGAGAATTAATATAATCGTCTATGTCCATGCTTTTTCTAACTTATCTAGCGTTAACTTAACCATACTGTCATCATAAAAACAATCTTCTTTGCTTGCTACTAATTCTTTGTATTTTTCAGGCCAGACACTATATAGAGTATTCATAATAGTTTGACCATATCTTAACTCAAAAGAGTAATGATTATAAGTATCGTCAGCAAGTTGTAGAAAATCTTTAAATGAAATTTTATTCGACATCATACCACTCCGGAAAATCTAATAAATACAAATCAGCAAAAGGAGCATTAACTCCATCATTTATACTACTTCCTAATATTGGCGATTCTTCTTGAGCCATCATCTTCTAATTCCTTTACTCTATCTTGTAAATTACTAAACTGTTTTTCAGTTACCATTTCAATTTTAATAAGAGTTTCCAGAGTATCCTGTGTGATTTTTAATGTTTTATCTTGAACATAATTCCCTGCCAGTATTAATCCTATAGAGAAATATGCTACACAGATTAGGATAAAGTTGATTGTTTCATTTTTCATTTAGATCCACCATTATTTCTGCTCCATCAAAAGAACACTCTGTACCAAGTCCATTTGTTGCGTAACCTAACTTAAATTGTACATTGAATATTCCGCTCACTCCTTGGTTTTGATAAAGATATTTTATAATAGCATCCTTAACATCTTCCTCGCTCATAGTTATATGGGTATTGTTATTAATTTTCATTTACAAAATCCTTCATTTTCTTAATAGCAGAGTCGATTATTTTAACAACCGCCCCACTTAATGCGTAGTCTTTTTTATAGGATGCTAGAGCATCCAGTATCTTCCATGCTTCATTTTTATTAATATCAATACTCATACAAATAATCTGTCCTTTAGTAATTCTGCAATAGTTTCATTAATATTGATTCCGTTTACAACCATATTTTTGTCAGAATCATATTCATCAATTTCCATATATTTCATAGCGTTATTGAAACACCAAAAGATAGCAAACTTTTGTTCAGTTGTTAAACTCGTCATTAGTTATACTCTGGTGGATTCCAGTTGGGCCAATATTTTATGGGTTCGGCGTTGTATGGATGATAATACCTTTGTGTATGCAAATCTTTTACTCCATCTATTAGTTCCTTCACTCTTTTTTCAAGATGAACTAATGACTCTATTACAACATCAATCTTTTGCTTGACGGGTTTTTTCTTTTTAGAAACTTTCTTCTTCATTATTTAATCCTTTTAAAAGTTTACGACTTGCATTCATATATTCATCATGATCTCTTACTGTCCAGCCCATCATCATTAGATCAAGTTTAATTTCGTCAGTAACAAAACCTTCTCCAACATCTCCTTCTTCACCACCAATTCCAGAACAATAAAAATCTAAATATGATTCTCCACGATCTCTAATATCAGCAATTATTCCACCACTCATTCTCCATGAGCAAGTCCATTCTTTATCTCCATACAAGAATTGATTGTTACAAAGAGCAGCGTAAAGATTTTGAGAGTAAATGTCGCTAGTTTTACATTTAGTCACAATGCGTTCATTATTAATCAGATGTTGTTCTAAGTCCACAACGAACTCCTTATCTTAATTAGTTCAATTAGTTTTTCAGTATCTTCTTCATCATACTTATGTTCCATCTCATCAATTTTACGATAGTAATATTTACCGTCTTTCTCTTTGGTAAACAAATCGTATGGACTAGCCCTATAATCTCTATCCAACCACCAATTGTAAAGTTGTAAAATCTTCTGAGAGTCTATAGCCTGTGCTGTTGGCTTATTATAATCTTCATCGTCTGGATTGAAACCATAATCTTCATTCAGTTTTAATTGACCTGCCCAGTTTAGATAATCCAAACCCGCTTGTTTACATCGTCCTTTAACGAACTTATATTTTCGTTCTGGATATGCTTTCATCAAATGAGCCTGCTCACTCTCAACAAAAATAACCAACTCATTGAACAATCCATGAAGAATACGATAGTCAGGATCATAATACTCTCCAGGCTTTAATCCTGTACGAAGATAATGAAGTTTATCAATGAATCTATTGCGAATATAAACTTCTATAGTATGATAAATATCCATTGGAAGATTCACAATGTCTTGCAAAAAATCCAGTCCTTTTTCTGCTAACCAATAACGATAAGGATGTTTCTTTGCTGATTCTTGTCGCCAAGTTTCCCATTCGTCCCAAGGCAAAGCACAAGGTTTTTCTTCGCCTCTAATAAGATTAGCGAAGTTTGAACAACTCCAGTAATTGATTCGACTTCTTTTAAGTAGTTTAAACATTATAGATCAATATTTACTTCGTAATTGTTGAGCATCTTATAGAATTCTTCTCTTATACTATATACAGCATTATCAGCACTATTAAACTGATGACCATATTTTTCCCACTCTCGTAATTGTTGACTAAATTGCCACAACATACGCTGAGATTTTTGTGCTTGGTTCATTATGTCATACTGAACCTTATCTTCTGGAATATCCAGATCAAAATTAAATGTGGCTTTCATAATGGAAAATAACACTTCCCTTCTAATGGGTCTTTTTCATATGGAAAATTAAATGGGCCTAAAACTTTTCGTCGTTTGTCTTTAATGTAATTTAATACTTCAGCAAAACAATTTTCACAAATTTGAATATCATATTGAGTACCATCTTGATTGGAACAATATCCCCAAGTAGCACTTAGTTCAGCATATTCATGGTCTATATCTTTGGAGCAATTTTCTCCACAACAATCACAATGAATCTTGTCAAGAACTTTAACTGTTTTTTTCTTATAGGTTTTCATTAAACTTTGCCTCCCAAACGGCTATTATACTCCAAGTTTTGTTATTGTCAAGTCTGTAGTGTTTGTATAGAATGTTAATAATTTTTCCTTTTTCTGCTCTAATATCTGCTACTCTAAATTCCTCAAAAGTTTCTGGTTTTTCTATAGACATTGTATCAATTATTTCATGTTCAACCCAAGTTTGAGTAAGATGTTTACTAGCCTTAAAATTAAGTCTACCATTCATTACCGGCATAAAATAACCTTTACGTCCAGTTGGTTGAACTACCTCTCCATACATAACCCATTCATCACAATATTCAAAGTATTCTAACTCTACGCTTTTCATGGGAACAACTTCTGTTCGTCCCCAAGGATGAATACTTTCAACATTGCCAGTAATATTATCGGTACTTATCTTTTGTCTATCAATTGGTTTGTTTTGGGGTAGTTTCTCCGTATTCTTTTTATGAATTGGATTCAGACCAAAT